GCTCGGAAGCTGGCCAATCGGGACCTTGCCGCCGGAATCCAAGCTGGCGTAGCCGTTGGCTGTGCCTTTGTTCGATGTCTGCTCGGCGCCGGTAATCCGAGAATCATTGCCTTGAGCGACGGTTCCACTGCTGGTCCCGTAGGCCACGCCCAGCGTGGTCCTGGCGGTCGATGCGTCGGTTGTTGTCAATAGGGCGCGACCCACGACCGACGAGTCGCTGATAGAAGTCGAAGACGGCGTAAACCGGCTGTCGTTGCCTTGCGCAACAGTTCCCGATGTTGTTCCATACGCGACACCCAAAGCAGTACGAGCCGTCGCAGCATCGACTGCAACAAGCACAGACTTGCCAGTTGCAGAAGCATCTGTGATAGATGTGGAGGACACCGACTGCACAGCACTATCCGCTTTACCCAGCGAGGTCTGCACAGCCGACGCGAGATCGGTAGATGGGATACCCGTTCCGGGTTTGACATACGCCGCGTTGACGGCGATAGCCACGTCGTTGGCGTCCGAGGCTTGGAACTGTTCTCCGTTGGCCCACGTGTATTTCAATGGCATTATTCAGATTCCTTTACGGGAAGGTAACTCTTGGCGTCATCAAAACGGTGCCGCTCGCTGACAGCGTCACACCTGGGCTCAGGGCAAAGCCCCACCTGAAAGTGCCTGTGGCACTTGACCATACGCCGTAATGGGTGTAGGACCCGGACGGCACTGAGGAAAACGTCACCTGGGAGCCTGCCGCGGTGCCTGAGCTTGACGACCCCCAGGTGGTCTGCTGGCGCGCGTAGGAGCCACCGGACACTTCTGATGAGCCCACGGTTCCCGGATCGGCGGTATGTAAAGAAATCCATGATCCGGTTGCCGTCAACGCATTGACAGCGGTGTCCTTACTGGCAGTTGTAAACGCCATCTTCTACCTTCCTAACTGATGAATTGAGCTGGTAGCACGAACGGGAAACGTGTCGGGTCGACCCGGTCAGCGGTTGCGGTGATGGCCGCTGAAGCGTTACCCACAAGAACAGGAACAGTGGTGGCTTCCCCGTCGAAGGCGAGCGTTGCCGACGCGAGGCGCCCGTTGGCTTGAGTGGTGAACACCGCGGGGAACACGAACGGGAAAATCGGGGTCGACCCTTGGACTCCCTCAAACCGGATCGGGAACCGGTACGGGAACACGGTGCCGTAGTCAACGAACTCCAGCACCGCGTCGGCGTATCCCCCGGCAGCGACGTTGTCTGACGAGCCGGTGATGATGATGGTGGCGTCAGCGGTCTGGATACCGAGCGGGTTGTCGGTGAAGTTCGTGGGAAACGTGAAGGGAAACAAGGGTGGCGAGCCTTGTCCGTTGTCCACGAACGACACCGTTGCCGAGCCCGACACTGCTGGGCGTAACACGCTGGAATCGAGGACACCGAACGGGGCGTCACCAGTGAGAGACACAACTAGATTCGCTGACCCGGTGATGTCTGCTAGCGCAATACCGGCAGTGATGTTGACATCCAGCGATGACGCGGTGGACGTGATCGCCGCCGATGCGTCACCAACAACGACCGTGATGATTGCGATGACCGTGTCCGCGGCGACTTGGGCATCCCCGGAAAGTGGTATCGCTACCGGGAATCCCATGTCGAGGACGATGGCGGCGGGGCCGTCGAGTGCAACCTTTACTGGTATGTCGTCGGCGGCGATGGTGAGGAATGCTTCACCGGTTGCGGTTGCGGGTGGCTCCTGCGTCCACCGGGGGACGAGGGCCGCGTCAATGACTGGCATGAGTTATCCGTTAGGGAGCGTGGTGAACCACTGATATGTGGATTTCACTGTTGGCGCCGGAACGGTGGGGTGCATTTCGTCGTAGATGGCAGCACCGACTTGGTTGAGGTATCGGGCGGCGATCTGATAGCAAGTGTCCCCCGATGATGGGATGGTGCCGTCAGCATTAGGTGGGGGGAAGAACGGGTACAGGACGTGTCCGCCGCCGTCGAGGAATGCGGTCGCCCCGGTGATCGGGTTGGTGACAACCGCTTGGGCAAGGTTGGCGGCGTTACGCGCTATAGATGCGGGCGCTACCGCGAAGCGGCCCGCTAAAACTAGGAACGCAGCGAAACCCAAAAGGGTGGGCACTGCGGTCAGGGCGGGTGTGATGGCGCCGCCAACCCAGTTCTGGATGAACTGCCCATCAGGAAACGAGTCACCGACACAGGTAATGATCTCCTGCGGCATCACGAAGTCGTACATGTAGGACGGGGTGTTCTGCATCCGTAGGTTGGCGGGGAACAGGCCGTGACCGCCGCGGGTGGAACCGGGGATATCGACAGCACCGGAGTAGCCGCTAGAGCCTGGGAACGTGTGATTCACTTCGCGTATTGGATTGCCGAACGTCACGCACGCACGCAAGTCACCGGCACGCGATGCCAGCCGCCCGGAGCCCAACGTTTCTTTCACCACGCCCGCGGCCACACACGCCCCTTGGCTATAACCGCCGACGCTGTAGGCAGTTCCAGGGTCAGTCTTGAGGACTTCAGATACAACCCAGTCGATACCGACCTTGATGGAATACGCCATTGCAATACCCGACGCAGGGTAGGGCACGCGCTTGTACTGCCACAGTGATGTGCTGAGAAGCCGCGGGAACGGGTCGTCGGGGATGTAGCCCGTCCAACTGTAGTACTCACCGTTGACACCTTTGACTTGGTAGTCACCGGTCGTGCCACTGAACGGCAGCAACTCATTCCCGAAGATGTTGCTGCCGAATGCGGTGCCGTTGGCGTAGTACAGGATTGGCAGTGCCATCTACTGTTCCTGTGCTGCCCAAAAGTTCATGGTTCCCGGCACCTGGGGGGCGCCATATCCGAACGTGAACGTGCCATCTGAGAGGCCGTGTCCCATAGCGAAGCCCCAGCCTTTACCCATCGTTGCTAACGTGCCTGCACCGATGTAGCTGGGTCCGATGATGGCTGTTCCGATCTTGGCATACATCTTGGTCTGGTCGTTGACCGTTTTGTCTCCCACATAAAACTCAATCGGGGTGGCTCCGGTGAGTTGCTGCGGCGCGGTGAAGGTGCCGATGATTTGGTCGGTCCAGCTTCCGTTGCGGTATCCGAACCACACGCGGCCATCAGGCCAAAACCGGGCGAACACGCATCGGGTGGCGTTGGCTGCCCGTCCGATGAGATCGTTGAACCCTTGAGTACCAACCAGTGGTATGCCTGCTTTGGTGCCCAACGTGGCTGATATCTTCTGGTATTCCCCGAGGGATGCGCTACCCGTTCCGGCGTAGATCGCGGCAATTCTGTTCTCAACGTTCGCCGCTGTTGGGGTTGACATGTACGCGTCGTGCGCGTTCAAAATGCCGAGGTTAGAGCCGTTGGTGTTGAACGGGGTGACAGTCCAGTTCGCCCCTAGGGCCGCACGCTCAAAGTCGTCCGACACCGAAACAAGAGCTGGCGGGGCAACAGTCGGTGTTGTCGGGGTGGTTGGTGTCACAGGTGGCGGCACTGTCACCGGGACGGTGGTCGTCGGAGTGATTGAGGCTTTCGCTTCCAACGCCACAACGCGAGTGACCAGCGACGATAACTGCGTTGCAAACTTTATGTCTTGGTCGCTAAGGGTGGTGATTTGTGGAGACGTGCCAGCCGAGTACGTTTGCAGCTTGCTGTCAATTCCATTGAGCAGCGTTGTGTGACTATCAACGACGCTGCCGATTCGGAATATGTCGCGGGTGTTGCCACCGATCAGCGACGACAAGCCGGTGATGTTGTTGACAAGGCTGGCGAACTCCGCAGCCGCGCCATCAATAGTGGTGGGCGCGGTAGACGTACTGCCAGAGACGCTTCCGCCCAGCCGAGTCCACGTCGCTTTGAGTTCAGCGATGAACTCCGAAGAGATGTTACCGGCGAGGATGTTGGCGCCGTTCAGTGCGCTTTCCGGGGTGAGTTTGCCGTTGATGACATCCACGACCTGCTGGACAGTGGCACCGGTCGTGCTAGCAACACCGCTCAGTAGGGTGTTGAACTCATCAATCGGCAGCAGGGACTGCAACGTGTTGCCCAGATTGTGAACCAAGTCCTGCGGCAGCAGAGATGTCTTCGTCAGGGATGCTTCATCAAACCAAACGGTGGTGCCCGAGGTGCCGGTAGTGACACCTAAAACTAGGCGCACCGTGTCAACGTTGGCGGGCACGGTGTAGGTGCCGGTGATGGTTTTAAATCCGGCTGTGTCCGCCCCTGTGGTCCCGACGCTGGTCGTTCCGGTTGCGGTCAATGAGGCGACCGTGTCGGTGCTCTTGACCGTTGCACCGTTGTAGGTGCGGATAGCGGCGATGATGTTCGCCTGGGCAGATGAGCCTTTGGTGTAGCGGGTTTTCACCGACACGGTCAACTGCTGCCCAGCCGATGCGGCAATCAAATTGGAGAACATGTACTTCACGCCGCCGTCGCACGCCAGCTTGGCGGCGCCGCCAGTGGAGCCCGTCGAGTTCAGGGAGTTGTCCCACGTCCATCCCACCCCGGCCTGCAACGCAGCCTCGCTGCCGAACCCAGCATCGGTGATGAGGTTGGGTTGAACGTTGCCGATGTTGCCCACACCGATCAGGGCCAGCAGCTCCGGTGGGATGACACCGTTGAGGTTGAACGATGGAAGCACCGAAGTAGAGGTGAGTAGCTTGTTAGCCCAAGCCCGCAAGTCAACAAGGGTGTTGTTCGTTCGCGTGATCGGGTTGACCCAATCCCCAAGGATGCCCGATATCAAACCCTCAAGGTTGGGGACGTTCTGCCGCCACGCCGTCAGCTTGTATAAAGCGTCCGCGATATCGGTGACCGTGGTGTTGAGGATCGTGCTGGCAACCGACAGCACATTGCTGCTGAGGTTACTGAGCCACGTTCCGATGCTTCCCGCCCCGGTGAACACGCCCGCGAAATGAGTGACGATCTCGCTGATGACCGTCCACAGCGTTGACCCAATAGAGGTGGCGAGGCCGTTGAAGAAGTCCACTAGAGTCTTGAAACCCGACACCCAGGTGGAAAAGTTGGTGATCCCGAGCAGCCCGGTCACCAACGTTTTCAACGTGTCAAGGAATGTGGACAGACCTGACACGCTGACCAGTGAATTGATCACGGTCTTGAGGGTGGTGACGAATGTGGAGAAGTTGGAGATTCCCAGCAGCCCGTCAATGAGGGTGCGGAACGTGGTCAGCCATGTCGACAGGTTCGGAATGTTGGAGAAGAACGTCTCCACGGTTTGCAGTACCGAGCTGATACCGCCAGTGATGAGCCCTTGAGCCCACGCGGTCAGATTCTCAAACGCTGTTTTGGCGTCGTCATAACCGTTGGCGTTCCCGGTCAGTGCGTTCCATACCTGTTTGAGGAATCCCTCAATCATGTTGTCGAGGAACGTCACCAAGTGGGTGCCGGTGAAGTCCGGTGCGGTCGTCACATCGCCGCCGCGAGTCAGGAATTGCGGCGCGGCAGCCGCTTGCGGTTCAGTGTGAACCGTAGACGACGGGTTGATTTTAGGAAGAGTTGTCATTGTGGCGCCAAGGTGAGGATGTTGATGGCTTCCTGAATGCCGGTGATCAAACGCTGGAACCGGGCAATGGGTGCCTCTTCAGCTTTGTTGTCACCGATCTGCACCATGACCGAGCAGCGTTCCTTGCGGTTGTCGGTGATCATCACGTTCTCGATGTAGTCGGTATACAGCTCGCCGTTCTCCGCGATGGACATCAACGCCCCGGGGAAAATGTCTTTGCCCACCGCATACGGGTATCCGTTGCGGAACTGCGCCATGCCTGACCGGTAACCGCGGGTATCCCACAAGGTGGAAATGAAGGAGAACAGGGCGTCGATGTTGTAGGGGGCTGCACCGGTTGGGACGAACTTCGACGGCCGCCCATACGGACCCATGTCGTTGCGACGGCCGAACGACTCCACGGTTTGGAATGCGAAGAGCACGTCGGCGAGCAGCCCATCTAAAAGATTCGATGGGATGCCTGTCACGCCGATGAGGATGGATAGGCTGTCGATCAACCAACTGGTGGTCGCGTTGATCAAATCCTGAATCCACTTCGGGCTCTTGCCGCCAATCACTATCGCCCACCCTTGCGGATGGTGATCGGTCAATTCAAAGGATTCCATCGGGCCGCGAGGATGATCAACCAGGATGGCCCACGGTGCAACGAAGTCCACACCGAGCGTGGGGGCGATGTACACACCGGGGGGTGCGTATTCGCCAGTCGGATTCAACAGCGGGTCGAGGACATTGCCGAGGATGGAACCCTCAACGTTGACAACTTCCTTGACGATGGAATCCAAAATCGTTCCGTTAGTCGGGCCGGTCACATCGGAGCGGTCCACCACCCGAACCACATACGTGGGAACACCGAGCATTGAATACTGATCCGGCTGGGGGTCACCGGGTAGCCACAAATCCACTTCAACGGTCACGCCGTAGGACTTGACGAGCTTCTCAATGACTTGGTAGCAGGTTTCCATGCGGGAGTTGAACTCCACGAACGGGGACGCATCAATGAGCGGGTTGTGATGCACAACGTAGATCGGGGTGTGCAGCATGTCGAGCACATTGCCGCGCGATTCCAGCAGAGTCCCGATCCATGCTTGCCAGTCGGCATTGAGTGACAACGCGTTGTCGGTCAGTTCCCACAGCCCGGACTGCATCCGAAATGCTTGCTCGGCAATCATCACTTCGATGCAGGTACAGATGGGGCCAATGAACACGGCGCGGGTCGGCACCTGGACCTGCAGCGGAGCGAGAAAATTAGGATATACGAGCAAATACGAAAGGTAATCGTGGAGCCCTAAAGCCTTGACCTCCAACGATTTCATACCGTTGACCAGTTTGTAGGCGGCGGTATCCACGGTGTACGCCCACCGCAACGCGCCCACCTCAACGGTGATACCGACAACTTCTTTGCGGCATTTACGGATCAACGGAACCAGCGGGTCGGAACCCTTCAACGTCAAGTTCAGAACTGCTGGCTTGTTCCGGGGCTTGGATGCCGACAACTGAATGTAGTCGTGGCATTCCCCGAGGGGCACCCAGAACTTGTCATAGATCGTGACGGTGATCTCGGTCGGTTCGGCGGCGGCTTGCCGCCCCACGACGGTAGCCTTGGCGATAGCCGACGCGGAGTCCGACGCCAGTGCTGTCGACAACCCTTCTAAAGAGGCCATCTACGTCTCGGGGTTATCGCCGCAACCAGTTTCGTACCCGAACCCGCCCCGGTGATGATGAACGGCAGGTTCACATTGGTCGCACCCGATATCGGTGCAGCCGGGACCGGGATGGTGAATCGGCCTTTGAGGTACTGGTACAGGTTGCCCTGCGGGGGGCGGATACCAAACAGCGATTCAAACTGCTGCAAAAGTGGGACGGTGTTGTTGTTCGATGCGAACGTCACCAACGCATTGAGGATGGTTTGGAAAATGTCGAGCTGCTGACTGATCGACGTGCTAGTCAAATCAACGATGGACCGCCTGCGGGGTTCAGTTTCCAGCAACACCACTTGATGGGCGAGCAGTGGACCGAACTCCACATAGTCGCTGGAGCCGGGGCCGTTGCCGATCTTGAACGTGCCAGGGCCGTACAGCAGATACCTGGGCCATGCCGGTTGGTCACCAGTGTTGCGCACCTCCAACTGTCCACCCGCGGTGGTGCCGTTGACGGTGATGGATGCAACGGAATCGTCGGTGTACCAGAACGCGTCATCCATGCGTGCCGTCCACAGGAACCGTTGCCGGTTGGACTGGGCGCGCATCAACACATCGGTGGGTGATTTAAGCCAGCGCACGTTGGCATACCAGTCGCCGTTGCTGTCCACGGTGGCTTTGAGTTTCCCGGTTTGTTTGGCATCCCACGAGTTGATCCAGTCGCGGATCACTGTGCGGGTTCCGGCCGGGGTTAAGCCGTGGGCTTCGATCATCATGTCGATCTCGGCGGGGGAATACACAGCGTCCACAAAGGTGACGCCGTCCTGGTTGGCGCCCGCCTGGTCAAGGGTTTGCCACGGCGCCAACATGCCCTTGATGGATTCGCGCAGCATGATGATGCCCGGTTGCACCCCGGCGATGGGGGCACGCGGACCCATCAAATGGAACGTCGCATACCCGTCTGGGGAGATGTAGGAGATTTGCGGCTCTTTTCCCTCCGCAAGACGGCGGGTCTGATTCGGGGTTCACGACCCAGCGGCATAGGTGATCGTCATCGCGGCCCGCCAGTGGCGTACGCCGACGCTTGCGTGCGAGCAAGTTGGTTGGCGATCTCCTGCCCACCATCGGGGGTTTGATTAACCATGTTCTCAATGTTGACCATCGGGCCGTTGCTTTGACCGCCACCGTTCTGCGCCGCCAACGCTTGCGCCTCTTCCGGGCTCTGCGGCGGCTGGGATTGACCTGCCGGGTTCTGATCCCCACCGGCCTGATTGGGTAGCGCAGGACGCGCCCCAGCGATACCGCCCGCGATACGACCCAGCCACGACTTACCCGGATCGCCCAACGCGGAACCATGCGGCAACAAAGTTTCCATCAGACCCGACACACCGATACCGGCAACCTGACCGGCATATCCGATAGCGCGGTTAGCGAGTTTCATACCGGTCTGCGCGGCCTGACCGGCGCCCGGAGCCAACGCATCCAAACCCTGGGCTGCCATCATGGCGCCCTCAAGAGGCATACCACCAAGACCTTGGAAGCCGCCACCGCCGCCGCCACCGGCAGCCTGGGGAACGGACTGCACCGCTGACCCCGGAGCTGGAGCAGTGACACCCGGACCGACTGGGGGTGTCAGGCCGGGAACCGTCGCCGGTCCCACACCGCCACCGACTGCGCCCGGGCCGACACCACCACCCAAAGCGGCGGGACCGATAGCCGACGCACCCGGGGTGAATGCGGGCATGAACGATGCACCCGACGACAACCCCAAAGGGGTCAAACCGGCCGACATGTTCTGGGCGCCCATCACCCCCAACGCGCCGTAGCCGCCCTGGTAGGGCGATGCGGCGGCGGTGGCTTGCAGTTGGCCCATCATCGGGGCTGCTGCCATGTTCATGGCAAACGTGGTAAACCACTTCACCAGACCGGGCAAACCCTCAGACAAACCAAAGTCATCAGCAAGATTGTCCATGCCGCCACTGGCGGCTTTAGCCTTTTCCTTCTGCGCCTTCTGCGCTTCGCGGAACGTGCCCCGCTTCGCCTGCGCCAACTCATCCTCGGCGACTTGCGCATCTTCGATCAACTGATTGAGGCGCTTCTCCTCTTGCGCAACCGCTTTAGCAGCATCAGCACGTTTCTTACTGTCCGCGGTGATGTCGTTCTCAACCGCAACCTGATTTTCTTTAGCTTGGCGGATAGCTTCGTTCGCGTCGTTGATGCGATCCAAGGAATCCTGGTAGCGGCGCGTGGACGACTTCACCCGCTCCGGGTCAGGAAGATAGGTTCCCGCGGCGCCCTGCTGGTTGTAGCCCGGGGTGGAGCCCTGCGGCACCGGGGCGTACTGCGGCCCGAACGGGCTGGGCACCATCTGCACCGGAGTGGTCACACCACTAGCGGGGCCAACCTGATCCGGTGACGGGAAATCCGCCGTCGATGGAGACACAGGCGGAACAGAACCCGGGCCGACTGGCGCACCCGGCATGGGAACAGTCATGCCATTGGAATCAAGATTGCTTGATCCTTGCGGGTCCCTAGTGCTGTGCGGAGTGCTCGGGCCTACCGATGGCTTACCGGTCAACGGCGCATAGGGGGCGCCTGCAATTTCGTAGTGGCCGGGGTCGCGGCTATCGGGGGTCCAGTACTGGCCCCACGTCAAGCCACGTTTCTGCAACTCAGCATTGATGCGGGCCATCTGGTCTGAGGAGAAGTGTGTGGTCGCATTGGCGCCGTTGCCCTGCAATGCGGTGAAGTCATCCCAGTTGATGTCCAGCGCGGAACCCGAGGTGTGATTGGACTTATCGCCAAGTCCATGCCCGCCAGCGTCGAACCCGGCAAGTTGCTTAACCGGCTCAATGTTGTCGTTGAACCACTGGGCGAAATCTTTGAGCCGGTCACCAGGACCGCCTGCTGCCCCTTGGGCCGTCACACCATTAACGGAGAAACTTTGCTCCGGGGCGTTGAGTTGGAATCCGTTGGGTGATGTTCCCGGGGCGCCAGGCTTCTGCTGCGGCATGAGCGCACCCGAAACCGCGGAGTTCGCATCGCCCCAGCTACCGCCACCCCCGCCTGCAGTTTGTCCTTCTTGAGGACCGAAACCCAACGAGGACAGGATTTTTCCTAGGCCGGAATCTTTCCACCAGTCGCCGTGTGCCCAGTCTTCCCACGCTTTGCTGAACTTGTTGGTGAGGTCTAGAGCAGAGTCCAACTGTGCGTTGAGGAAACTGAAGAACGTTTCCGATGCGGGTTTGAGGTCGGTGGACAGTTGGTTCTTGAACTTCTGCCAGTGCTCCGCGAAATCTTCGGTCGCTGTGGTGGCTTTGTCGATGCCGCCCTTAACGTTTTCAAGGGACGTGGGAATCTTGTCGATCTCCAACCGGCCATCAATGATGGACTGCAGGATCGGCCCGAAGCCCTTACCGAAATACTGTTCCGCTAAATCCCTAGCCCCGCCCGTACCGAGATCGTTACCCGCATCGTGCAACGCTTTGATCTGCATGACCATTTCGCGCAATCCCTGCGCCGGGTCTTTACCCGCATTGTTGAGGTTTTTGAACGCCGCTGTCAATCCGCGCAATGCTTGATCGGCGGGTACGCCAGCTTCCTCAAACAAACCGATGGTCGCTGCGGCTTGGGTGGCGGACATGCCGAAACCGGATAGCACCGTTCCGCCCTTGTCGAGGGTGGCGATCAGTTCGTTCACCGGAACACCGGTCTTTTGGAACGCCGCATATAACTGGTCAAGGAACGCCGGTTGATCCTGGGCGTTCACTTTGAACATGCGGAAAATCATTCCGAGGCCGCGGGTGTTGGTTTCCTCACCGGTAAGTTTGTTTAGCTCGGCGATCTGTTTGATCATCGCGCCGAGCTGATCCCCCGACAGACGCAACGACGCCACCGCCTGAGCGGCGATACCACCCAACTCTTCCTGGGTGGCGGCGGTGGTGGTGCTGACCGCGGCGACTTGATCGGTTACCGCTTTGAGTTCGTCGCCGACTTTTCCGGTTTTGGCAGTGATGTTGTCGGATATGTCATCCCACATCTTGCCCATGTCGTACAACTTCGCACCGGCAGCGACAGCACCCACAGCGAGCGCGGTCACCCCACCGATAGCAACACCGGTCGCCAACCCCACACCGGAAAGGCTGGACGCCAACGATGACGCTTGTGCGGTCAGCCCACCCAGACGGGTCCCGGCGGTGATGTTCGACAACGTCGACAGCATCGACCCCGCAGCCCGGTCAGCTTGCTGGAAGGTGGCGGCGGTATCGCGGACGGCGCGTTCGGTTTCGCGGGTGACTTTCGCCAGCCGTTCCTGCTGGGCGATCAGCTTCGCCCCGCCAGTGCCCTTCTCCTGCAACTCGTTGAGCTTCTGCTGCTCAACCCGAAGCTTGCCAGCAGCATCAGCAGCCTTGTCGAACGCTTTCTGCATTTCGGTGGAATTGGTGATCGATTTGGAGAACGACTTAGAGAAGCCTGTACCAGCCTGCTCACCGGCACGGTTGAAATGCTTTTCTACCGTGGTGGAGGAATCACGTAAAGAGCCCTCAACCACCTTGGTGATCACATCAAGTGTGATTGCCACTAGGGTTGCTCCTCTCCGCGTAGTTCCCGCAATGCGTCGTTATGACGTTTCGTTCGGTATTCGTCTTCTGCGTTTTCCACCACGATCTGCATCGGGCTCTTCAACATCGACGGCATATAGCCTTTGCCGTCAGCGCGAGACAAAGCCACCTCATTGACCAGGCGGGCAAACACGTATTGATCTTCAGTCCAGTCACCGCCCCGGACGGCCCACGTCTTGAACGACGACTCATCGGGCAAACCATCCAGCAAGGAAATGAAACGGCGGGAATCCATCACACCGGTAAACCAGTCCCGCACATCCACCCGGTAGAAGCGGAGGAAGTCGGACTCAATTTCGCGACTGAACAACAACCACAGGTTGAAAGCGTCAGAGACTTTTGGAGTCTCCGCGAACCTCCCGAGTTTTACGCCACTGCGCGAACTCGTCATCCATTTGCGCCATCAGCATCGTCACCAGACCGTAGGTTCCGCCAGCCGCCTCGAACCGCTGCGCTTTGCCCTCACCCCACAGCGCAGCCAGGTACCGGGACTCAAACGGCGGATCGACCGGCTTACCTTTGATGCGGTGCGGAACCACCAACACCTTCTCGGTTAACGGCTTGCCGGTGTCGGGGTGGGTGATGATTTCATTCGTGAGCGGGTTTTGCACTTCGATGGTGTCGTGGTCTAGCGACTTGACCCAATCATCCAGTGCGGCCATCGCTTTGATCTGCGCGGGTGACCACAACACTTTGGCCCGAATCTCATACACTTCACCGTCGTGCTCAATCTCTTTAACACCGTCGAACCCGAAGTATTGGGTTACCTGGGTGACGGCATCCTCTAGGGATAGGCGGCGACGGTTCAGCGATTCATCTTCAACAGACATGGGCTGTCCTTTCAAGGGCTGATTGAAATGGTGGGCTGGAAGGGTGGGACTCGCCGGGTGAGCGCCAGCCCACCGAGGGCTTGCTTGTGGCAGCCCCGGAAACACTCACCCGGCGAGAGACTTAACTACGACGTGGTGATCGAGTTCGATGCACTAGAGGTCGCGGTCTGACCGGTACCAGCGGTGGCGATCACCTGGAAGGTGTAGCTGGTGGCGGTGGTCAGGCCGGTCACCGGGATGGTGACGGTCTTACCGGAGGTGGTCACTGCACCCGTGGTGGCTGCCGTGTAGGAACCGGCGCCGGTCTTACGCTGCACCGTGTAGGTCAGCGAATCGGGCTGCGGGTCCTGCGACAGGGTCGGCCGGGTGAACGACAGGGAAGCCGCAGTGGCACCGCTGGCGGTGGCAACCGGGGCGGCACCCCAGGTGAGGACGCCAGCCTGCGAACGCCACGACAGGCCATCGCGGACGATGTAGACCGGGGCATCCACGAACGGGCAGATCAGTGCACCGTAGGTCAGCTCCAGATCGTCGGGGTCCTTGCGGTTGAGGCTGGTCGCGCCAACCTTCTTGCGGGACACCCGCGGGAACACGTACGCGAACCGCTGGTCGCCGTCCTCGGCGAGGGCAACGATCTGCCGTTCGATCAGATCAGACTCAGACGGCTTGACCGCCGTGTAGCCCGCGGCACCGGCATCGCCGATGCTCGCCAGCGGCAGGTCGAAACGCAGAGCATCAACCACCGGGTTGGACTCCCGGCACGTGAACATGATCTCGTCGTTCTCGTCGGTGATGTCGTACCGCTGCGCACGGCGGGCCTGGGCGATCTTCACACCCTCCACCGACACGTCGGGGGTGATCTTGATGCCGTCATCCTTGAGGGCGCCCACGTCGTACCACTGTCCACCGTCGAGGGCGGTGTCCAGCAGATCGGAGCGGTACAGGCCATCAGTGGCGTACGGGGTGAAGAACCCGGTGGTGTTCACACCGACCGCGTCGTTCTTCAGCGACGTGGTGCCCTGGTGGTAGTCACGGATGAGGATGTTGGTGATGAGAGCTTTGCGGATGCCAAGCGGGTTGTAGGAGTTGCCGTATGCGGCTGACCACTCCACACCTGTTGCTTGCAGGGCCATGTTTAATTCCTTTCACAGAGGATGTGCATTGCCCTGCAACAGAGCAAGGCCGAAAAACCGAACCAGTCAGTTCGGGTGGCGGTGGGCTGAAGTCTTTGTTAGCGGAACCGGATGCCGACGCTGTAGCGGGCGACGAACCGGACGATCTGGGCTGCGTCGGTGAAGTTCACCCAGATAGGTTTCTGCGATGTGGTGACCGAATCAGCCCACACCACCGTGTTGTCCGACAAGGTGATCCGCGCCTGGGGCGCCAAGGGCGGGCCGAGTTTCAGCATCCGCTGATGCGTTAGCGATGCTTCACGTTCGGCTTGGTCGTAGGTTGCGGCAAATGTGGACACTTGGTAGATGCCGGAGTCGGTGATCTTGTCATCGGAGCCCGCCACGCATTCGACAAGCCGGAACGGCAGGGCCGAGCCCGGGCCGCGCTGGGCGCCAACCTCACCTAACGGTTTGAGCCATGTGATGAGAAGTTCAACACCGGACACCATGATCATTTAGTCGCCGCCAATATCAGCGATGAGTGGCATCTTGAACCGTTGCAGCGCAGTCTTGAGGTCATCGCGGGACAGGTCTTCATCATCAAGGACGTCCTGAACCATCTGCTCGTCGCCGCCGAAATGTGCGGCGGTCTTCGCCCGCGGCGCCATCGCCGACGTGGGGCCGGGTTCCCCGGTGCCGTATTCAATCCAGTGCGCTTTGAAGTCGGTGGCGCCCACACCCACACCGGGCATCCCCTTGTAGGTGAACTTACGTCTGTACACCTTCACCGACGCCGCATACACGCCGTCGTCAATGGGGGACACTGACCGCCAGTAGTCCTTGACCGAGTTGGCAAGTTTGTCCAGCTCTTGCCGGACGGCTGCGGACTGTTGCGCCTGGGCGTAAATCTGCACTTCGATCTCTTCGCGGGACATCATGCGATTTGCTTCTTCAAGTCCAGAGATACGTGATCAGTCAACCCCATGAAATCTACTGATGGTTTAGCGCCCAACACTTGGAAGGTTTGCGACTTGTACACAATTTCTGAGGTGGTGTCCACCGCCAGTGCTGCGGCAACCGGGGGCAACATGCACGACCACAGTTCGGTTTCCACATCGGTCAACGCCACCACTTCTTGCACCGACATGGGTTGCATCGCAGCACCGAAAACCACAGTGTCCACAGCGGTCTTGACAGGGGCGTTGAATCGATCCCTGCCCGATGTGCTGTAGTTCCGCACCGTGACCGTCTGGGCGCCTAACAGCATCATCGTGTGACCGTGATCAACCTGTACTTGGCGAGCAGAGTTTCATCAAGCCCACCGGCTTGAATCAACGTCACAGCCCAATCGGATTGAACGTCACCAGTTGTGCGGCGGGTATTGCCAAACGGGTTGGCCAGATAGTTCCCAGCGGCTTTGATCACCGCATCCACCAACGGCAACGGCAACGTCTGATATCCGTGGGTGTAAGTGACGCGCAACCCTTTCGGCAGCGACGGCCACGTCGGAACTGCTGCAACGTTCACCCCAGGCAGGCCGGAGGTGTCATAGAGCAGACCATCGGAAGTGTAGGCGTAGTTCGTCAGTTCCTGCCACGACGTTGCCCCGGTGTTGTCCCGCATGAACGCTTCCACCTTGGACACCGAAATGACAGGCGGGTTGGGCAGTTGCGCAGACCGGCGAACGGGGAACGGGTCAATGGTGACCACATCGTTTACCACATACGAGAAGTCACGCTCACAGTAGGATTCGATAGCCGACGACGCCCACGACAAAGCCGCGTTCACGTCAGCATCAGGCCACGCCCCTTTCAGGAACGACGGCACCTCCGAAGCTGTGACAGTGATGGTCACTTGGTGACAACATCCTCAGCGTCAGGAGCAACGACCTTCTTGGTGACCTTCTTGACGGGCTGGTCAATGTCGACGCCGCCGTCGTCGGCGCCCACCGTGGTGGCACGCTCAAACTCAAAATCGGAAATCTTTTCCGTGTGACCCATTAGCCAAGTCCTTTCAACACATTACGGAAACGAAGCAGATACTCAGTAGCAGACATGAGAAGTTCCGGCTTGTCCTGCAACCAACCGATAGCCCGATTGCAATTCATGCACAACAGGGCACGAACCTGACCGGTCTGATGATCGTGATCAACCGCAAGATCACGTCCGCTCTTACACGTCTGATTACAGATCGCGCACACGCCACCCTGGAGCTCCAGCAGGCTGTTGTAATCGTCAAGCGATATACCAAAAGTTCGCTGAAGGTACTTATCTCGGAACACTTCTGGGCTGGCGTGATACCGCTGCCGACTACGCTGCCGATGCTTTTCAATACGTTCGGGACGTTTCCTGTATTCACGTTCGTAGGCTTCAACATGCTCTTGGTTCTTCTCACGCCATGCCCGTAGATGAGCTGCGGCGCATGCCTTGCATGTGTTCCACGGCCGACCACTTTTGCTCTTGCGAAACTCAGTGACAGGACTTTGCAGTTCACATTTGTGACAGCGCCGCAGCTCATCCATTGTGGGCTGGTTTTATTTGCTGAACTGACTACGGCTTGTTCTGGAGAACGATCAGTTCGAAAAGTTCCGGACGCTCTACCAGCAGTCCGACTCTTTCTTCTGCCCTTGCAGTCCACAGGTTTTGCTCAAAATCGTAGCCGTTTGTGTTGGCTACGTTGACCTGCAGGCCACCGAGGCGAAGCACCTGTCCACCCTCGGCGAAGTCACCGACGAGGATGTAACCGGCCGGGATGGCCGGGGTGGAAACGACGCGCTTGCCCCACAGGGTGATGCCCGGATCGAGGACATCCGCGGTGACACTCTGGGCGCCGCCGTAGTTGTAGCCGAAGAACGAGCCACCCAGGTACTGACCGGCCGAGTCCTTGGACTGACGAACGGTGAGGAAATCGCTGGGGTTCATCACGATGGCATCCGGCTCAAAGAAGGTGAGCGTGCGGATGTCGGTGATGGCGGCGAGGATTCCCTCCGCGATCTGAACACCGGTCGGTGCGGTGCCGGAGGTGCCGGTGCCGACAACGGCGCGGCCCGGGGTGACCGAGCTGACCGTGTTGGTGCCAGCACCCAAACCTGCCGTACCCGAAGCCGGGATGACGAGGTTGGACACAGCGGTGATGGTCTGCGGCTTGGTGAAACCAGTGGTCCGGTTGAGCAGACCATTGGCACCGGGAGCGCCGGAACCAGCGAGGAGTTCGACCTCTTCCTTACGGATAACACCCTGAGCCAGACGGGTCTGAATCAACGACCAGAAGTACGGGGCGTCGGCGATCAGCTCGTCGGTGACCCGAGCCAGTGCCGCGACCTTACCGACCTGCTCGGTGTACCGGGTCAGGCTGTTGGTCGACGTGGGCTTGGTTTCACCTTCCTTGACGCCTGCGGCGTTGTTCGTCCACGAAGCCTCACGGACGTAGGTGACCACAGGTGAGGACACCGGCAGGTTCGGGAACAACTGAGCGATCTGGTTCGGGTAGAACCGAAGCTCAGTGATTCCGGGGATGAACTCCGGGGTGACCGCGGGACCGGCAGCGCCGCCCAAGAAGTAACCCGACAGAGCAGACGGGGCGGTGGTGCCAGAAGCAGCATCACCCATCAGACCGGTCACGCCCTGGGCTTTGAAGCCCAGCTCAAAACCGACCGACTCCCGGCCGCGGGAAGCGGCAGCGGACTTGATGCGGTCGAACGCATCCTTGACGACACTGTGGGTGTCGGCAACGGGCTCCGAAACCATCGGGGCCATGTCGGCGGCGCCGGACAGACGTGCAGCGCGGTCGTACGCCTTCAGCGAGGAACCGATCTCGGTGTTCTTCGACTCAGCGGTGTCCATGAAGGTGGAGAACTCAGCGGGGCTGATCTCACCCTTCTCGAATGCGGCGGACTTGGCCTTGACCTCGTTCGCCAGTTCGGTGGCCTGCTGACGCAAGCCTTCCTTTGTGCTCATGTTTATGTACGTCCTTTACAGTTCAGCGTTTTTGGTGATCAGGAATGCGAGCGACCTGGCCCGCAGTGCCGCAGTTGCAGCGGAGTCATCGGCGGCGGCGGCGGCGGGGGCGGCGGCGGCGGATTTCTCGGCGGAAACCATCGGCAATCCAGCAGAGCTGGAAGTCTCTTCTTCAACCCCGGAATCGTCCGGGTCATAGATGCCCATTGATTCCATCAGCTCATCGACAGCGGGGCTCACACCGAGCAGCATGTCCAGAGCTTGTGTGACCTCGGGGGGCAGAGCGGTGCGGTCAACATCCACAATCAAGGCTTGCGCCTGGTCAAGGATTGCGTCGATGCCCGCCAGCAGTTGAGTGGGCGCAACCATCTCGTCATCGGCGAGGGCTTTAGTCTGGGTGTCGCTGGCAGTCTTGTAGCCGTCGCACATCGCCCCCAAAGAGATCGCGGCGTCGTGGATGGACTGCTCATGCGACATCGGGGCGGCATCCTTCTTGGCCGTCTTGGATGACAGGACGACCGCCTCAGGGTTGGCGGGGACCGCCACGAACCCAGCATTCAAAAGTTCACGGCGAACGCCGCCGTCCTTGCGGGTTTTGTCCACCCTGAACGCCACGCTGACCGTCTTAATATGTCCCTCATTGACCAGGGTGCGGACGTTCTGAGCGTGCGGCGTGGAAGCGAACGTGCCACGAACCTGGAGCTGACCAGAATCGTTGATGAACGGCTTACCCGAACCCACCGTGGACACCACACTCATGTCATGATCGGAGTCAATGGTGATGTGTTCCGGCAGCGGGGTCTTCCACTCATCCAAGTACAGGCGTTCCCCGTCGCGGTCCAAGGCTTCGGTGGAAAGAATCACGTCGAACTCGCCGCTCGGGTGAAGGGAATCCTGCACCGGAGATACCTGCGCTTCGACATTCTTCGTCGTCACGTCCATCAGATTTGCCTTTCAATAATTTGTTCGCACGCCTCACGGATGGCATCCCTATCGGCGGGGTGTTTGTCCAGAAGGGTTGCCGCTGCCTCTTGAATTGACTTACCGCGGCCGATCAGGCCACCGATATCCCGCACATACTTAGCGGCAGGGAAAGGAACCACATTGCTGGGTTCGTTGTTGAGGGCTGGAGGTTCGGGAGTGGGCTTCTCGGCGCCCAAGGGCTGAATTGCAGAGTTCGCATACAGCCTGTCGGCAACCGGACCAGCGTCATCAAAGTCGAAGAACGGACGCGCCTCGGACGGTTTAGCAATACCAGCCTGAACCAAGGACGCCATCGCTTCAGCGCGGGCTTCAAAGTCACCGCGCAACACCTCGGCAACAGCGAAACGGGCCACACGCTCACCAGCGAAATCCCCACCCACATACCAGTCCAACACCGATTCGATGAAGGCGATACGCGGAGCCATTGAGTCGCGGTAGACGCTGCGCATCATTTCGGTCACGTTGCTGTACGTGGAGTGATCGTGGACATGCACCGCAGCCGGGGGAATGTCATACACGGCGCACACCTCTTCGCGGTTCAGTTTCCGCGATTCGATGTACTGCATCTCCTCGGCAGACAACTGCATCGAAGTTGCTTTCAGATCGTCCTCAAGGACGATGATGCCGCCAGCATTTGACGAGCCACCAGCCACAGCGCGGAAAGCATCCTGCACCCGGGCACGGCCCTCGGCGCCCAGTTTCTTCTCGGTCTGCAACACCATGCTCGGACGGCCCATGTTCCGCCACCACGACGCCGTCGCGCGGCGTGCCGAGTCCTCACTCATCAGCGTCGACCGCAACGGCTCCAGCCGGGACATGCCACGCATCGCGCCGAACGGATCGAAGCTGCGGAACGGGACGATGTCGTCTTGGTGGAACTCCTGATTGGGATGCCCCAGGAACTGGTAGGTCAGGGTGCCGTCTTGGTTGCGGTGGATTTTTGTCTGAGCGGGATGCATCGGGGCGAACCCCACCACACGGCCGTTCTCCCGAATCTTGATCAGGAACGTCTCACCGAAGATTTCAATCGTCGCGGCAACCCACTGCCAGAACGAATGGGAATCCATGTATGGCGACGGCTTGGCAATCAGCTTCGCGTAAGGGCCGGACGTGTCCAGCATCTTCCCAGACGGGGACGACATATCCCACACCTGCAACCCCAACCGGGCAATGAGGTTGGAGATTTTGTTGACCACCGTGTTCACCCACGGCTGGCGCCGATACAGCTCCGCGTACGTGGCGAACGTCGTTTCAAGGTCAAGGCCGGTTCGCGGCACGAAGTACGAGTTGTAGAACTGCGGTGATAGTTCGGCGAACGCTTGCGGCGCTAACACGCGCTGCGTCCCATTAGAAAGGATCACTCCGGCAACTCCTGAAGGTACGCGACCTGGCGGCGGTCAACAAACACGCGGCCACTGATCGGCTCTGGGGTTTCTCCGGGCTGTTTCGGGACAGTCGAACACTGCTCAAACACCCACGTCGTGGGGTCCGTTTCGGTCAAGACACCCGCGAAGATGCCCTCGTTGTTCTTCAAGGTGACGGCGAAACGCTGCCGAATTGCCTGCTTGATCAGTCTTTGTCGGCGCATGTCACCGCCCTTCTAAAAATAGTTTTGAAAATATGTTGACAGGGTGTGGGTACACCGTGTTAGAGTGTGGTTACACCAACGCAAAGGAAACCAACATGACCACCACCTACACCACCCGACCGCTCACCGCAGACGAGTCAGACAACATGCTGACCAAGCTGCACTTAGCTCTGGGCAAGACAACCCTCGTTGATTCAGTGCTCGGGGTCATCGCCGATCTGGGCCTGGGAATCTTCGTCGCAACCGAAACCGAGTGACCACCATGACAACACTTACTTGGGAATCACCAGAGCGCGGGTTCTACCGCTGCGGCGACTACTCAATCACCAACCATGGCCCGCGCCACGGTTTTGGGGTTCGTAAACATCTGCACAACCAGCCCAGCGGGGCACCCGGATACGCCATTATTGGTGGCTACTACCGGACTTTGGCCGAAGCTAAAGCCGCAGTCGCCATTCACATAAACGAAGGAAAGTGACCACCATGTACCTAAACTTCTCGGTAGACGGCTACTTCGTCACATCTCGAAGATGCTCAACTGAATCGGCACCCGCCATCCTCGCGTCCCTGTGCAACGACTACTCAGCGCAATCGTCCGATGGCGGTGTCCTATACGGTGTCACGGCTGGGTATGGTTGCACTTCTGAGCAGATCGGTTCTTGGTCGCTTACTAAAGAGCGTCAGCATGAAACCTGGTCTTATCAGTCTCAACTGGCACAGGAACACCGTCAAGCTAGAGCGGCACGTGTCTAGGGGCACCACGCTTCGTAATGTTCGCGTCTCAGATGATCTCTGGGGCGCGGCATTGCGCCGAGCAGAGGAAGACCAGACCACCGTTTCCGAAGCACTCAGAACTTTGCTTCAAGCGTGGGTAGACGGCAACATCGAACTGAGCTAAAGGATCAACACGTCCTCAGATGCATACACGCTGATCTGGTCGTGGAGCTGTTCACCCCACGCCGCCTGGAAACACGCCACCAAAGGTGACGAATCCACGGTGGAGTTCTTCCGGTCAATGACCCAAGAGTCGCCCAAAATCTTGGCCTTGGCAGCTTCGGCCGCAGCATCCAAAACCGGCGACGGCCGATGCCCAACCTTGTGCTCGGAAATCATGTCGAACATGTAGCCGTACGCCTTAGTAAGATCAGAGCCCCCCAGCTCCAACACCTCAACACCCGCTTCACGCAAAGGCTCAATCAACCCCGACGCTGGGGCGCCGCGGGCCTGAACAACAACCCCAGCGAACCGATCCTTACGTTCAGACAACCACGGAACAATCCACTCCGTGCCGCGCTCCGCAGCCACAACCTCAATATGAAGTTTGTCGTCATCACGGCGGGACGCAATCGCCACATACGCTTTCGTCCGCTGAAAGTTCACATCCACCGACGCCCACACCTGGGCGCCATCGGCACGCTTAGACTCCGCATCAGTCGTCGCCGCCCAATGCTCCGGGGGAATGATGCCCGGATCAAGAGCGTCCACCCACTGACACAAATGCTCCGTTTTGAACCCGGCAATGTTGTCGCTCATCGCCTCCGCGCGACCGACCATGCTCTCAGCTTCAAACAGATAACCCATGCCCGGGTTCGCCAAAGCCCACGACTCAGGGTCCAGCGGGTCAGCATCATCGGGGGCAGACCACTCAAACAAACCGGTCTTCGTATCCGCCGTCGCCCGGGTCGTGATCTTCTGCAACGCCCCGTCACGTAACGACCTCAACACCACCGACGTGGCATCACCCGCGTTAGACGTACACACCACAAGGGACCGGGGCCGCGCTGTCGTCGTCGGGACGATAGCGTTCCACGCCTCCCAATTCTGATGCTCACGCAACTCATCGAGCAGAGCCAAGTCCACCGACAACGAACGCCCACCGCGGCGAGTCGAAACCGCCGCACGCCACTCCCGGCCACCCGACAACACCAGCCGGAACTTGCCATTCGTCTGCGAAAACTTTTCAAATTCGCTATTGAGAAGAGCGTTGTTCTTCACCTCGTCAACCGCCTGGGTCAACGTGTTCTCCGCGAACTCAAGGTTCTGCGCCGAGATCAGCACTTGCTTGGCGCCGTCCACATACAACCGCCACAACCCCAAGCCCTTCAGCCACTGAGTCTTTCCGGACTGTCTAGCGACTAGACACACGATGGTGGAGTAGCGATACCCGTCAGGATTATTGGGGCTCTTTTCTAGGGCATGGATATACAGCCACCGCTGCCACGGCAACAGCTCCCAACCCAACACCTTCTCAAGGAAGTCGATGCAGTCAAAACCCCAGGACGTTTCCGCCGTCAAATCCTTCAACGGCGGCGTGAAAATACGGGGTTCTGTTGAGCCCTTACGCGGAGGTGCGGCGAGCGCGGAGCTTGGCGAGTTCATCGTCACCTTCATCAGCGGACGGCGCAGCGATCAACGCGGCAAGCCCAAACAGATCGGCCTGCTGCTGCAACAACCGTCGGCACAACTCCCCCGACTTGTGATCACCCTCCAACGCCAAACCCCAAAACGCGTCCAGCAAACTTTCTAGACGCTGTTCGTGGAGTTCAACCCGGTTTTGGGGTTTGCTGTCAGCCATGATTTGGCCTCAGAACGCATCGTTGCAGGTCAAAACGGTGCATTGGCGACTCAAAAGTGCTGGTAGAGCGGGGGGAGAGGACTGCCCCGGCGGTGTAGGTAGGCCGCTGTGGTTGCCGTGATTTGCACGCCCCCCTGCCCTGACCGAAGCCAGCAAACATGGTGGGGCTACCAGCTCTCACTGAGTTGGCCGAGTTCGATGGTGGGCTTATCATCGTCCTGCCTTTCGGGTTGATCGTCGGTGCGATACCACTGCTTCGCGGCCTGCGTCATGCGCCACGGTCGTTCCCGTTTGCATCGGGCGATCACTACCTCGGCGCCGGGATCAATCGTGATGATGTGGGCACCGCGTGCCTTGTACTGCTCCAGCATCCGTGCGCTGGGCATGGATTGGATGACGTACACGTGGGTGGTGTTGGCGTAGCGTGTGGCTGTGTCGATGGCTGCTTGCCGTGCTGCTTTGGTGACGGCTTTGATGTGGCCTGGTTGGTCGTACGGATCGCCACCAGTGGGTGTGAGGCTGGCAGCAATAAGGTCGTAGTCGATGGTGATGTCGCCGTGTTTGGCGTTGTCTCTGACCCATGTCGTCTTGCCCGATGCTGGTGGGCCGGTGACGAGGTAGAGGGTCACCATGCCTCGCTGGGTTGGCCTATCGGTATCTCGGGTGCGGCTGTTCCGCGGCGCTCATTGCACACGCGATGTGATGGGCGGAAGTTGGTGGGGTCTTCTGCTAGGTCTGGTCGTTCGCTTCTCGGTACGGCGTGATCGAGGTTGAACGATTCGTGGTGCTCTTTGGGTAGTTGGTAGTCGATGGGTTTCCCGCATAGCCAGCAGGGCAAGTCGTTGATTCTGCACTTGCGGCGGAAGTCCGCCCGCAGGGTTTTGTATCTGCGGGTGGAGCGTCCGGCGTACTGGCTAGTGGAGGTCACGCAGCGGGATCGACCGGGGCCGGATCGGCGACGATGTCGTCTAGTGCCTGGGCGGCGGCGGTCAGGGCGGTGAGGTCGACCTGCTCGGCGGGGATGCTTGCAGCGTCAAGCTGGGCCTGCACGTCGGCGATCTTGGCGACCACTTCGTCTTTGGCTTTGCCGAGCTGGGTGACGATGGCGTTGATTGCTTCTTGGGTGGACATGAGGTGCCTTCCGATAGCTGATGTTGCGAACAGGGTGAAGCCTTGAATGGCGAGGATTGCGGCGGTGAACCAGTTAGGCACGGTGTGGTAGTTCCACGTCGAGGAGCCAGCCGGTGTTGTCGTCCTTGATGGTCAAATCCACTTTGACGCCCCAGCGCGGGTCGGACAGGGTGCCGACGATGAACGCCATGAACATGCCGATCTGTTCCGGGGTGACTTTGGTTTGGAAGCCGTCGAGGGTGTTGTCCACGGATGCTCGGCGCAGCTCTGGCGGGATGAGTTGCGGCCTGGGCGGCAGCATGTCGGGGTGGAACTCGGTCACTTGTCGTCCTTGACGATGGTGTAGCCGTTAAGTTTCAACAGGTGGACGATGGCTTCGCCGATGTCGTGGGCGGTGCGGGTGACCTGCTGGGCGATGGGCTCCGGTAAGAGTCGCGCGGAGAAGCCGGGGAGTTTCCGTACGCCGCCGTCGGGGTGGGGTAGGGCTGCTAAGTGTTTGGCGATGATGTCGGCTGGTGTCATGGTGTCCTCTGGGCTTGAGGGTTAGGGCCGTCCGTTTTGGTAGTCCTGCAACGCGATGTTGAGCTTTTCCTGCCACATGGCGTCGGCGGCTGAGCAGAAGCTCCCGGCGTACATGCGGCAGCGGCATTCGCGGTGATGGCGATGTTTGCGGGACTGTGACAGCGCGTATGCGGCGCGGAGTTGTGGGGTGGATTCAAGGGTGCGGGCCATCGCCGCCTCGCTCGGATTATCGGGGTATGAAAAAACCCGACACCAGCGCATTGGGGTGTCGGGTTCGGAGTGGATGTGGACACACTTGTGCCACAAGGAGTAATAGTAACGCAAAATTACATGCTTGTCATTCGGCACGCTAGTTGGCGTGTCTGACACGTTTTTCTGGCACGCACACGGTGGACTGCGGCGCCATCCTGGGCGTGATGGAACCGTAGTCGGCTGAGGAGTCGACGGTGATGGTGCAGAGCACATCACCCCTGCGGTGGTCGATGACTTCTCCGCGGTGCTCCATGCCGTCGAAGTCAACGATTACGTCGTCGCCGGGTAGGTACTTGGTCATCGGAACATCACCGTGTCCACCAGCATGAAAACGACGGCAGCGATTACCGCCGCAAGCATTGCGTTGTTCATTCCAGCACTCCTGCGGGTAGTTGGATTTCCAAAAGTCGTGACAGGTGCAGGTAGTACTCCGGGGACCAGTGGGCATCGCAGGCGAGGCATGTGCAGCCTTTGTCCACGACCAGGACGAGGGCTGCCATGCGGACCACGTCGCCGCCGGGTTCTTTGCGGTACACGGTGCGTTTCCCACAGGACGGGCAGGGGGCGGTGATTTCCTTGCGGCTTTCCGGGGCTAGCAGGTTCAGGATTTTCTCGCACCACACATCAACCTGGCGGGCGATGTCGGTGACGGTGTCGGTGTCCTGGGGGCGCCACGAATGATGCTTGAGGAATCCCAGCCGGTTCGGGGTGTTTTTGAGTTTGGGCACCCATTTGTGGGTTTGGGTGTCGATGTCGCCGCGAAGCTGCAAAGCGTCGATCCATACCGGGGGCATCGACTTGGCAGGGGACTTGTTGTCGCCTTGGGTTCCGGGTAGGTCAGAGACTAGGCAGTCGTAGAGGCTGGGGGCGTAGTGGCTGCCGTCGTGATACACCCCGACTCGTTGGTTGATCAGGCGTTCTACAGCCCGCTCAAGTTTGGTTCGTGCGGCTTGGATGTTGCCGTCGCTCACTGGTGCTCCAATCCGGCGTAGTGGACGGTCAGCGGCTGCTGAACGGGTGGCGGTTCGGTGTCGCGGGAGCAGGATGCGAATGCCAAGATGGAGCCGAATATGGTGCCGAGGGAAAACCACGTCACCGCGATGTGCTTCCAGGTCATTTCGCTTGTCTCCTGTCAATCAGTCGGCCGTAATGCACGACGCGGCCCGGGAGTGGCTTGTCTGGGTGGATGGGGTTGGTGCAGAGGTGTTTGATGCGTGCCGAGCACAGATCGCATGTCCATTGCAGGGATGCTTGGACGCGGTCGTCGGTGGGGTCAGCTAGCCAGTCGAGCGTCACGACGCCACCTTTTGCGCTCACGGTCGCTCAGACCGCCCCAAACGCCGTAACGCTGTCCTGTAGCCACTGCCCACTCCAAACACGGCCTACGGACCGGACAGGCCGCACAAACACGCCTCGCGGGACGGGAGGGCTCACCCTGCTCGGGGAAAAACAATTCCGGGTCCACCTGGGCGCACAACGCATCCATCCGCCAGTCCTCGGTCACTTACTGCCTTTCTTCAACACTTCACGGATCGTGGGCATGTGGCGGCGTGCAATCTCGGCATAGTCGATGTGGTCGCAGCGGTGCAGGCCGCGCATCCCCGAGTCGTCACACAGCGGGCAATGAGCAACCGCATAGCCGTCGACGGGTTCGTCTTCGATGGGGTCGCCGTACCGGTCACGCATGAATCACGTCCGGGTGGGTGCATTTACGAACTTCGTTGTCGCCGATGTCGATGACGTTCGTGCCGTTGCAGTCCGGGCATCCCTCGGAGATTTCGCGGGCTCGGCGTTTCGCTTCCAGCTCGTCGGCCTGGGCATCGGCGGCGTGGGATTCGTCCCACTGGCGGGTTTTCATGCATCCACGGCAGTTCTCGTCGGTGTCGTTGCCCTGTGGATGTTTGGAGCAAATGGGGCGGCTGGCAGTGCCTCGCGCGTTAGGGAACGTAACCCCCCCTTTTTTAGTAACCACAGAAGTACTACTTGGGTTTGGGTTTGGGTTTGGGGTGTCGTGTAGTTGCTCCGTTACCCGCGCATTAGCTAATGCATTACCTACGGCGTTACCGGCTTTGTGGCGTTCCTTGAACTGCCGCACCCGTTCCCGGTTCGCCTCGGCTTTCGCCTCAACCTGCTGCCGCGACGGCTGATACTTCAGGTAGTCGTGAATGACATACGACCCCAAAGGCGGCTGGACACAGTCGGGGCAGTCGTGGCCCGCTTCGTGGAACAACTCAACCCCGATGAGGGTTTGCACGGCGTGATCAGCGCACGCCACACCCTCTTGGTTGGACATGCCGTTCATCACCGTGATCCCGGTAAAGTCCACCAGTTGCCGAGACCGAATGACCGGGATCATGCCGTCAGTGAGGTTGCGGTTACACCACCCCATTGCGGCGATCCACACCGCTACGCCGTGAGCGCCAGCCGCGATGATCTTGCCGTTGTCGTAAAAGTCGTCTTCGATGCGAATCCAACCCATCAGCACACCTCTTGTTCAAGGACAAACAACTCACCCTGACCGGGGTCTAACATTTGTTCGGTGGCTGCAATTGATCCGTCTGTGACACCCCAGGAGCCGCGTCGGCGGCGCATCATTTCTTGATATTTGGTGTAAGCGGCGGATTTGTGTTGACTGAATCCCAATCCTTTGCACCAATAGTCGTTGCGAAGTAGGGACTTGCATACGCGTCTCCACGACGGGGCTAGGCGTTTGGCTTCAAGGGCGTAGGGCGCTTCATCGGGGATTCCATCGGGGTAGCCGCGGTTCATCCACCAGCGTTGAAATAGGAGAACTTTGTCGGCGTAGTGCTGAGTCATCTGCGGCGGCATGGATTCGATGAGAAGTTTGGCGAATGATTCCCAGGTGTGGCCCTCGGGTTTTGTGATGCGCCGGTAGCCGTTGATGTTTCCCCACTCTTGGACGTATAGAGCGCCGCTGTTGGCTCCGTTGACGCGTGCCACGACGCGTGCCCATGTTTCGGGTTCGATGAGGTGAAACAGCCACAGGCCGCGGCGTTGGTCATCTCCGTAGGGTTGGCAGATGCGCATGTGGTGGATGGATAGTCCGGCCATGCCCATAAGGTCGTACAGGTGGTTGTAGGGCAAGTTTTTGTTGTGGGCGTGGTATGTCCAAATGTCTTGAGTGCGCCAGTCGTAGATGGGGTAGACGTTGTAGACGTGGTCGGTGACGAGGCTGGTGTATTGCTTCCCGTCTAAAGTGACTTTGGTCGTTGATGCGATGGTGCGGAACCGGTTCAGGGATTCGTCGGAGCGGATACCTACGAGGCAAGCGGTTCGTTCCCCTTGGGAATACCATTCACCGAACTCGGGAACGAACTCCTCAAACTCCATGTCGCGGCTGAAAAACGGGAAAAAGTTTTCATCGCTGATGACGTGCCGGTTCGGCATCGGCCTGATCCAGGCGTCTTCCTTGCCGGGTTCCCAGCACTGCCACTTGGGTTGGTACACCGATACCGCGTTGCGAAGTGCGATGGGCAAGCACACCCAGTATTGATCGGTGATGTCTGCGATGCGGGCAAGCTGTTGTTCCGCGTGGTCAATGGTGCATTGGTACTGGCCTTCCAAATCGACCAGGAGAACACCGAAGCGGCGGTTGCGTTTCCGTGCTTCTTCTTCAACGAGGTACAGCATTACGGTGGAGTCTTTTCCGGCCGAGTAGGACACGTAGACGCGTTCGAAGTTGTCAAACGTCCATTGGACTCGTTGGCGGGCGGCGGTCAGTACGTCCATTCCTAACGGTGTTTTTGGCATCAGAATCCCCAAAATAGGCTGAGTTGCTGTTGTTCTTGGTTTCGGCGTTGAGCCCAGGTGCAGATGGCTTGGTCTGCGGCGTCGTTTGCGGCGTACTGCTCTGCGGCGTCAAGACGGTGCCATCCGATACGGGTGGTTTCTTCGGGTGATCCTGTTGCGAGGTAGCAGCCTGCGTGTCCCATCCACGCTTTGCAGTTGAGCCCGGGGGTGGTGAATGCCACGTCGCACGATTTGGGCCACTCGTCCAGGGCGCGCAACATTGCCGTCAGGAACTTTTGCGGTTCCGCCATGAGGTCAGCGGACGCGGCGATAAATTGTTCGCGGTCTGCGGCGCGGGGAATGCTCCACATGCCGCCATCGGGCTGGTATTCCTCAAGTTCATGCCACGGATGGTGGAATCTGACCGGGGTAATGTTGGTGTCGGTGATTCCGTTTTTATTGAACACGGTCGTCCTCTACATCAAGGACGGCTTCCCAAGCTTCTGAGAACTCGCGGTCGGCAAACGCTTCTGCGAGGCCGGTGATTTGCTTGAGGCGTAGCACTTCGTCTTCGTCCATGCCAAGTTCGCGGCTGATCTTTGAGTCGGACCAGTTGCGGCGGGCTAGGTCAATCACAATGTCGGACATGGCGATCACTTGATGTTTTCCGCGGGCTCGGTTGTGGCGGATTGTGGCTGCGATGCGATCTGATTTGTCGGCCCGGTCCTCACGAATCGTGACTACGGGCAAAAATCCTTTGACGCGGTCGCGCACGTCGGCGCATTCCTTGCCCACCCTGTTGCGGTGAAACCCGTCGATCACCTCACGCGTTTCCCCTTCATCCATCGTTACGATGGGTTGTGTGTAGCCGTCAGCGGCGATAGATAGCCGCAACAGCTCCATCTCTGGCGGGGCAACGCTGTTTGGGTTGTAGTCGTTCGCGTGGACTGCGTCGGACGCCACCCACTCCACAAGATCGACGGGTTCGTTGGCGAATGGCGAATGTTGCGCTATGAGCCGCCTTAATGCGTTAAGTCGTTGCACGCGTGATTCCAGACCGCTTTCCGCGGTTAAGAAAGCGACTATGGACGCACTGAGCGCGTCAAGCTCTTTGTTCGCATCGGTTGACATCACACGCGATAGCGATGGGACTTGTTGAAAAAGTGTCATGTGGCTTCACATCCATTTCATGTTGAACATTGGGCTTTAGATGGAATAAGTGCGTCCTGCGGTACGAACCACGACTCGCGGTAGCCGTTTGGGTTGTCGAGCCATTGGTCTTGCTTGGCCGCGGCGCCCTTCATGCACCCGGCAAGCCGGAATTGGGGCCATGCGCCTTTACGGAAGTCCCCGATCATCAGGTAGTACCAGCGGTCCTCGGGGTCGTTGTCGCGGACAATGAGCCGCCCGGTCGGTACTTCAGTGGCGCGGACCTCCACCTCACCGACATCGGGCACGACGTGGAACGTGTTGACCGATGGTGGCCAGTACAGGCCGTGCATCTTGGCGAATGCTTGTTCCCCGCACGCCCCGACGATCTCTTCTCGTATGCGCTTCAAATAGTCGCGTTCGTAGGTGGAGGAGTTGTTCATCTGTCGGTCGTTGGACACGGCCATGCGAATGTTCGCCAGGTCGACGCACGACTTGAACTCCCACGGAGTCAGCTCAATCACGCCGCATCACCAGCCGGGGTGACATAGCCCCACTCGTCTAGCAGGACCCACTCGCCGTGCCGCCACAACGGCGTTTCAGCCGGTTTTTTGCCCTGCCTGACCAACCACCCGGTCTGAAGAAACTCATGCCTGTAGGACTCAATGAAGCGGTGACACTTGTCGCACACCAACACACAGTTCGCGGCATTGTTCGTGTCGGGCGCTTTCGATCCCCCGGCACCGCGGGGGCGGCGGTGGTGGTAGTGCATTGCTGGTTGGGTTTGGCCGCACTGCTCGCATACGCCGTGAGCCCGCTCATGCACTAGGGCGCGAACCTGCTTGCTGAAGCCGGTCACCGGATCAGTGCTGCTTCTGACTTGACGAAGCTGAACACGCTGCGGCCCACGTCAAGGCGGCGGTGGAGGATGTCGCGGATGTCGCTGCGGACGATGTCGAGTTCTGCTTCGGCCAGCACCGCGGCCAGTAGCTCCGCTTCGGTGGCGAGGGTGGCTTGCGCCTTGCGAATCTCGGCGTTGGACCCGTTAGCGGACACCAACGCTTTAGCGTGCGCGATTGTGTGGGCGTGGCGTTTGCGCACCGCCTCCAAAACCAGGCCGCGAATCTTTGACCCTTCGGCGTCGAGCTGGCGGGATACGCGGGTCATTTCCTGCATAGCCGAAGTTGGCGTGATGTCGGCAGTCATCGGCGGGCCTGCACTTCATCCCGACTAGCGACACCCTTCTTCGTGTCTGCCGCCAGCACCGCCACAATCGCCCTGCCCCACGCAGAGGTTTCCGCGTTCTGAATCTCGGAATCCTTCGTGTACGGCGTTTTCCCGGGGATGGGTTCCTGGGCGTGACCGATACCCGGACGCGCATCATCCGGTGACCGATAGGCAAACGCTTTCGCCACGATGATGGGACGGTCAGCGGGCTCCCACTTGCCGTCCTCACCCTTCACCAACGTAGGAACGAGCAGCATCGTCCATTCGCACTGCAACGAACCCTCGGGATACTTCGCCCGGAACTGCTCAATGCGTTCCGCCACGGTCACGTAGTCGTCAAGCTGAAATGCCATCGGGGTTCCCCTCTTGAAATTGCCCGCAAGGGCAATGAATTGCTTTGTGACTGACGCCGTCGTGCTCGGTGTGCCGCTTCCCCGGAAAGAGGTTGCGGGTCCGCTGGCAGCACAGGAATCTGATGCAGCCGTCCCGGTAGTCGTGAACAACGCGGGAATGCCCGCACACGCATTTACTCATCGGGGTCACGCTCAAATCGGACGCACAGGCACTGCCATGTCCCGTACAGGTCGGTGACCTCGCCACCGCATTTCCCGATACTCATGTGGTGTTCTGAACCGCTATGGGTGCAGTTGTCGCAGTAGTTAGGCACCGGCTTCCTCCACGAACACGGCAACCCGGCGTAACTCTGCGGCGATCTCGTCGCACGACATGTTGGAGTTCGGTGAAACCCACACCTCGGCAACGTCTTTACGGATGATGAGGTAGTCGTAATCCTCGCGGCCGATCACCATCGTTTTACGGCCGTCCAGGGAGCCCGCCATTACTGGTCCCTCCGAGCCCACACCCGGTCACGCTCGGCAACGATCTCGCTGTCGTGGGCGTAAGTGATAAACCCTTGGACAATCACGGCGGTGGTAACGACGATCACGCCGATGCCGAACTCCCGCAACGACGTGAACAGACCCGCTGCGGCGTAGATGGCGCCGACAATCATCGTGATGAACAAACCAATACGCACTCTGATCACGACGCCATCTCCTCAACCCACGCAAAAATCTTCGACTTCGGCAAATCAACGGGAATCGCCGCCAACGCGACCGCCGTCAACTCCTGCAACGCTTGACGATCCAGCTCCATCAACGTGTCCCACACGATCTGCGGGTCCTCATCGCGCTGAAGGAACGCCAACTTCAACGCGGCATCAGCCATCGCTTCCATACGATTGACCCGCGCCGACTTCGTGGAAAACGTGTACCGCTTCGGGGGTTGCGGCTGTGCCACATGACCGTTGACCATGCGAATGACCTGGCGGACGTTAAGCCCCATCAGCTCGGCGATGGTGTCGTGCGTGACCCCAGCCCGCGACAACCGGTTCACCTCATCCAAAAGGTCTTCGCGGCGCCGCATCTGCTCGGCAGCCGAATACTTCTGCTCCGCTTTCTTCATCGACTTATCGACGTGAATCACTTCATCCCCTTCACAATCTGAATGGTTTTCTCCAGCAGTGCGATCGCTGCCGCCCGATTCGCCATGCGGCTGTAGTCCGGCAGCGGCTGCGGCGCCAACCGGGTCACGGCGGCACGAACATCGCGGAACACCTTGTAACCGGCAACCCCGCCGCACTGGGTCGACGTGGTCGCTTCCGCTAACGCTTTCAACAAGTCCCAGCCGTTGTTGCGGCCCATCAGGAACTTCGCCCGCGACAACGCAGACACAACAATTTCCGGTGTCGGCTCTTTCGTCAGATCAACCACGACTCAACTCCGCAACCGCAGCTTTGATCCTGGTCAACTCAAGCAATGCGTGATCGAGTTCGTCAGTCAGCACAATCGGAAACGGTTGAGCCCGACCCCCATACGCGGCCTGCATATGAACCTCATGCAGCAACACCCGCATATAAGAGATGTCCGACTGGAACGCAATGTCGTCGTCGTCAACCTTCAACGGCGTCACCCGCAGCAACGGCAAGTCATTGAACTCCGGGTTCAGATGCACGTAGTCGGTCATGCGATAGCCGCCTGCATCATGTCGGCGAACTCAGCGAGATGCCCGTATCGGTTCCTCAAGACCGCAATGTCCCGTTGCATGTTGCGTAACAAGATTCGACGGGTGATTTCGTTTTCTAGGATTTCCTCCGTTGGCGCATAACCCTGTCGCTCAGGCTCACCACTCTCATGTAACGAGTGGAACGCTCGGATGAACCTTTTTTCATCGGACTGCGGTGAGGTGTATTCAATCCTGACCGAACGAATCATCCGAGCTGCCTGAATCAACCGATATTGCTCTGCCCCTGCCGCGTCATCCCACTCAAAGCGATGATGCAACGGTGCTTGCAACGGACGCGCCTCATCGACCACAATCTGCGGGGTTAATTCACCGTGCTGCTGGTACACGCCAGTTAGTTGGCTGCGCAAATCAGACATTTACAGCACCTCAATCGACTTGCTTGTGTCGACCATGAAAGTGCCGTACTCGCCGGAACGCTGCGGTCGCCATTCGCCGACGCCCACACCCATGCCGCCAGCGTCAATCAAAGACAACACCGAGCCCTGAGACAACGCTGAAGTAACAAAAGTAATAATCAGCTCGGCTGACCATTCGGTGAACTCGCCTCGGTAACGAAGATCGGTTCCTTGACCAACGCGTACAACGTCTTCGCGCATACGGGGCTCGCCGTGAATCTGAACAAGCTGTGCAGGATCGGCTTTCGTAACAACACCCTTAAAAAACATGCACTGGCGGAGCATGGTCATAGTGACCGACTTGTCGTAAAACCGAGCACCGCCAATGGTGGCGGCTTTGAACGCCAAAACCGGAAAGCCATACAGATCGTGTCCGCCCTCATTTGCGATGCGGTACAGCGATGCCTCGTAATCGGCGTGCGGGTCGCGTACTTCTTTAACCTTTTTGCGGCCCTGCTGGGCATCCAACATCTGACGCTTGGCCTTCTCCGACCAGTTGTGAACGATGAGCGGCGCAGTCCCGATAACCGGAACCTTGATCGTCTGAGCGCCAATCTTGTCGATCTGAATTGCTGCTACTTCTTGGGCTGTTGTCATTTTCATGATTCCTTTTGTGTCAGTGAGAATTTGAGGGACGTGGGCTTACGCCACTCCACGCCTGCCTTGCCTCGCCATGCCTTGCCGGGCCGTGCCAAGCCGTGCCGTGAAACGCCACGCCACTCCAAGCCATGCCTGCCATGCCGCGCCACGCCGCACCCATCCGAACCCTGCCCGGACCATCCACGCCTGCCGAGCCACACCAAACCGGGCCTGACTTGCCGCGCCGTGCCGAGCCATGCAATGCCAAAGCGCGCCGCGCCGTGCCTGCCACGCTCATGCGGTCACCGTGTAAGCCGCTGCTTGACCACGCGCCGCTTTACCGATGGCTACAAGAAGCGGCCAATTCCTCGGGCAAGCGTCCTGAACACTGGCATTGACGATGTCGATTGCGGAATCCGCACTGAACCCGTCGTTGGTGATCGCCTGAACGACACCCATCACCCCACCCGGCGAGTGGTACTTGTCCACCACTGAGCAGATAACGCCCTCATAAGTAAGGACGTAATCGGTTTCTGAGCTGTCCAGGGTGCCGTCAGCTTTGGCAGGTCCCGCCGCGAACACCACACCCGCCGTCAGAAACCCACCAGTGATGATGCCCAGCGCGTACGCCCGCAGGATGCTGGTACGCATCACGACACCACCGACGCGACACGCACAGCCTCGGCAGCGAAAAACGCTTCCCGATTCAAATGCTCCAGCTCAACCCGCTGGAACGCCGCAGTGACAAGCCACATAGCGAAGTCCAACCCCTTCAGGTAGAACTCCGTGTGTTCGCTGACATCGCCACTAGCGCAGGCATCCCGATACTTCACGACATCCTGCAAAAGGTCGTTGATGGTAATCTCTAGCGTTGGCATTGGTTTGGTTCCTTTCCGATGTCCTGCCCCCGGCCGCTGCAACGGTGCGGGGGCACTTCTTTATCTGCCGCGAGTCCGAAAACACTCAGTGATGAACACGCGGTAGTCCTCCACAAGCGCGTTGATGTAGTCGCGCTCGGAAAGTTGGTGCCCGCCGACACCAGGCGCAGTTGCGCTGGCAGCCGTAGCGTCGGCGGGCGGCACCACCCGTAAGGGGGTTCGGGTGGTGCCCCCGCCGCTGACCCCGGGGGGAATGGGGCAATCAGCGGCGGGAAGATCAGGCCACATATCGGCCGGGTCGAACGAATCAAGGTCTTCCTCAACATCGGCAAGCCATTCGGCGCCCTGGAACTCCGGTGGCAGCGGAGCGAACCAGTCGATGAACCTGTCGAGCAGGTCCGCGAGGCGACTCATCGTCCACTCGCTGCACGCCACGAATCCCGCTCACTGCGCAGGGTGTCGACCATCCGCATCAGTTCCGCCGACAACGTCTCGGCTTGCTTGGCTTTGATCTCCAGCTCGGCGGCACGGACACGCAGCGCGACGATGTCGGCTAACGCTTCATCTAGTCGGCGCATCACCGACGGCATGGTCACGACGCGGCCTTGGTGTCACGACCGGCAAGCCAGCGGTCGAAGTCGACAGGCGAGATAAGGAAAGCGCCGGTTACCCCGGGCAGTTTGTGTGCTCTGAGTTGACCCTTGGCAATGGCGTGCTGGAGGGTCCGCTTTGGAATGTTGCTCATCAAAGCGGCTTGGGAAACCGACAGCGGTGGGGTTGAAGCCATGCGAATCAAACTAGACGTATGTGTGAAACTGCGCAAGCACCTCAAGCGGCGTGTTGCGACGGCTTCCACGCTTGAGCCGTGTTCCCTCATATTGATTTATTGCGTAGTTGCGCCTACTGTCGGTCATATACACAGTCGGCGCCTGCGACTGTAAGCATTAAGGGGAAGCAAAATGACCAGCGCATACGAACAGGGAAATGTGCCCGTTATTGAGGTCAAGCACCGGCTGCGGATTGCTCGCGAACACGCCGGACTTGACCAGGATCAGCTTGCCGAACGGATGGAAGTCGGTCGGTCGACTGTGTCCAACGCCGAAAACGGTCGTGGTGAGCCACGACGCTCCACGATCAATGCGTGGGCGATGGCCTGCGGGGTTCCGGCATCGTGGATTAGAACGGGGCAAACACCCGGAAACTTCCCCGGCCCAACCAACGGTCTTGGGATTATAAGGCCGGGTTCTGCTGCGTGAACCAGCAAACTCTTGGCAAGAATTGCCTGAGAAGTCGAGTAATCATATGAATACTCAAATAGACAACGTGATGCAATTCCCCACTCAAGGGCCGAGGGGAAGAGCGGGGGAGTTGAGTCCACTTGTTGAAGAGTGGGCGGTGTGGCAGCGAGCTGGTAGACGTTCGCAGCGCACCGTCGAAGAGCGCAGTCGTGTGATCCAGCAGTTCCTGTCGGAGTCCGGTGTTGACCCGCTGGCGTCTAAACCGATGGATGTTGCGCGGTGGATGAGTGAGCATGAAGAGTGGAGTCAGTCCACCGCTGCCACGTACTACTCGTACTTGATGTCGTGGCATAAGTGGCTGGTGATGATGGATTACCGGTCTGAGAATCCGATGCATAAGACGCAGACGCCGAAGCGGCCGGAGCGGTCGCCGCGGCCGGTGGCTGACACTGATTTAGTCAAGCTGTTGAATGTGCGTACTCATCACCGGACCAAGGTGATGATTTTGTTGGGGGCGTTGGCGGGTTTGCGGGTGGCTGAGATTGCTCGGATTCGGGCCGAGGACATCGACTTGGGGGCTCGGCGTATCCACATCACTGGTAAGGGGAACAAGCGGGCGTGGGTGCCGTTGCATCCGCTTCTGGTGGAGGTGGCTGAGAAGATGCCCAAGGTGGGGCATTGGTTTCCGGGGAACTCTCGGCGCCCTGGGGAGTCGATCCGGTCGAAGAGCGTGTCCGACATTATTGGGCAGGCGATGCGGCGTGCGGGGATTCAGGGCACACCGCACTCGTTGCGGCATTGGTATGCGACGACCCTGCTGGGGGATGGGGCGGATTTGCGGACGGTTCAGGAGCTGATGCGGCATTCGTCCATCCAGACGACGCAGGTGTATACGCAGGTTCCGAATGCCCGCCGTAATGATGCGATTGACCGGCTGGACCCGTTCCGGGCGGCGTAACTATGCTGTGCCGGTTGCCCCTATAGCTCAGTTGGTAGAGCAGGAGACTTTTAATCTTCGGGTCCCAGGTTCGATCCCTGGTGGGGGCACAAAAAAACCACCCCCCGCATTGGGGGGTGGTGTTGTGGGCTCGGGTTAGTCGTCTTCGATGTCGGCGTTGGCCCTCATGTCTTCCGCAGCCCGAACCAGGCCATCGGTGACGTAGTCCGGTTGGTCTAGCGGGACGATCATCCACGTGGTGTTGGTGACGGCGTCGTTGGAGTCGATCTTCTGCAGGCCGAGGAGGACGGTGTAGTGGGCTAGCTGCCAGCCGTCGCCCTCGCAGTCGAGGAGGTATTGCAGGGTGGCGCGGAGTCGGTCGAACGGGTTTTCAGTCATCGGCGTACCGCCATCCGGTGCAGGGGATCAAGGTGGCTGGGGACTAGCCGGGTCAAGTGGGCGGCTAGGTAGAACACGACGGTGTGGACGAGGATGGGGTGTCGTTGGCGGTAGCGGTCGACGGCTTCGGACAGCAGCTCTCCGCGGGGTGCGGCGATCTCGTAGCCCAGGATTGCTGCGGTTAGGGCAAGCCAAGCCCGGTCGCCGTGTTTCATACTGACCGCACGATGGACAGCCGTTCCGGTTCGATGCTGATCCTTGAGTAGCCGCCGCATTCGGTGCAGCGCCGCATGGAGTAGGTGAGGACGTTGGCGACGTATCTGCGTGGGATGGGTTCGGTGTCGTGGCCGCAGCGGTGGCATACGGTCATGCGGTCTTTGCCGTCTACGAATAGGGCGGGATGGTTGACGATGTATGGCCGGAGGAAGTCGTACAAGCCTTGGGTGGCGAGGACATCGCCGACGCAGTAGGCGGTTAATCGGTCGCGGTCTTCTACGGATTTGTCGGCGACGGCGCGTTCCATTGCGGCTCGGTCGTAGCGGTCTGATTTGGCGGGGATGCCGACGATCTGGCAGAAAGCGTCCAAGCTTTTGAAGGGGGTGCCGCTTTTGAATTGGCGGCGTAGCACCTTGAGGGTGTCGACGGTTTTGACTGGCGGTAGGGGTGGGAGTCCGGCTTCTATGTGGAGGTCGCCTGCCAGCCACGGTAGGTCCGCCTGGTCGACGTTGTGGCCGACGATGATGTCGGCTTTGGCCATCAAGGCATGAACTTTACGGAGGAACTTCTTGCGCCCGCCTTGGTCCCACTCAGCCAACTGGATGACGTCGGGAGAGTCGTACCATTTGGCGCACACGATGGTTGTTCTGGGTTGGCGTTCCACAGCCTCGTAATGGATGTACCGGTTCTTTAGGTCGCCGCGGTCCCACCAATATTGTTTGGTGATACCGGGTAAACGTTCCACATCCAAGATGAGGATTTTGTTGCGGACCCCTTCACGCATGGAGGTCAAGCGGGATTCAAGGCTCATTACTGGGCCTTGTGGTGGCAGTGGTGCCGGAACGCGGTTAGTGAAACATCGAGCCCTTCATCGCGGGCGATTTCGTACAGTTGTTGCCCGGACTTGCCGTCAGCGAGCCATTGGTCCCAGGCTTGCCGGTCGGCGTCGGTGAGGGTTGCCAGCCATCTGCATGTGCGGCATCCGGCGTTGGCGTGGTTGGGTTGTACTGCGGATAAACGGCGAGCGAGGGACATCAGTCCTCCTGTCGGCGGTGCCTACCAGTCCTGTGGTCAATTTCGACGTACAGGTCAGCGACGGCACTGCGTCGGCGATCCTCTTCTAACGCCAAGTCTTGGCGTAGGCCGCGCATGTCGACGCAAATATCATCGACTGCGGCAATCACACGGTCCAGGTCGTCACGCAGGTTGGTTTGCGTGTGACCGTTCTTCACTTGGTCTTTGACTTCTTGAATGCCTTTGTGGTTTCGGGCTGCGAACCAGCTTGGTATGCCGGTGACAAGGATGAGGACTAGGCCGATCCAGATGTGGTCGATGATGTCTAGACCGTTCTGGGCGTCGGTCCAGTTGAAGTTCACCGCAGATCAGTTCCGCAGCCAGCGGTGAAAGAGGCTGCTGCTGCGGGCTCGGTGACTGGGGTGACGGTGGAGCGGTCGACACTCATCAGCAGGCTGGTTAGACCGGCCAACAGTGAGGCGCCAACGAGGTCAACCCAGGGGGCGTTGAATGCGTTGGATACGTGGGCTGTGACCAGCAGGCCCGCGAGTGCTTGACAGAAGGTGCGGAATGCCCGCCATCCTGCGTCGCGTAGAAATGCCCAGCTCATGTGTGCTCCTTTAGGTGAGTACTTTGGTGGCGGTCTGATGCAGGTAACGCATGGCTGGGTCGATGGTGTTTTCGTAGTGGTAATGCGGGGCGCCCATGCCTTGGACGAAGAACATTCCGGCGTTCCATATGGCTTGCACCATCGGCACCAGATAGGCAAACGGCATGAAAATAACTTTGGCGACTTCCTCAATGACTGCCCACACGTCTTGGACGGTGATCTCTTGGATGACTTGGTAGATCATGTTTTCGATGTGGCCGACTTCGGGCATGTGTGTCCACGGATCAGCGGACACTGGGGCGGCGGCGTATAGGTCGCCGTCGTTGGCGAACGACACCACATTGAGTTGTGCGGTTTGTTCCGGTGTGAGGCATTCTGCTCCGGCGATTCCGCCTGTGACTTCGCCGTCAAGTTCGGTGGGTAGGGGTTGACCGGCGATCTCATTGCCTCGGGCGATACCGGGGCATCGCATCGGATCACCCCACGTGATCACGGATACTAAATCTTTAAGCCGGTGGTGGAGTTCATCGGCGGGGTTGGTCAAATCCCGGGCCACCGTGTCAGTGATCAGGGCGCCCTGGGAGTATCCGGCGAGGACGAACCGGCCGGGGTTGGTGGCGATACGGCGCCGCACTTCGCTTTCGCCCTCACGGCGGCTCGGCAGCATAGGAAACGTGGCCGATGCGTATGCGGCGGGTAGCCATAGATAGTCTTCGTCGCTGACGGCACGCGCCAAGTCCGCGGGCGGGCCGTCTTGCCATCCCACCGCTGTGCCGTTGACGGTGATCAGGTTGATGCGGTCGCGGCGGCTTACCCCGCTGTAGTCAGCCTCAAGGCATGACCATGCGTAGCTCATGGCTTGATGGTGGGAATGACTTGGTCGTGAATCTCGCAGACCATGTCCCAAATGTCTTTGCCGTTGTGGCGGCGGGTCAAAATTTTGGCCAGTGTGGTCACATGGTCGTACAGGCTGGATGACACGTTGGGGTTTTCTGCGTCACCGTTGGTGACGGTGGACAGGTCCCCGATCTGTGCTTCACGCAGCATGTGGACGCGGCGCCACGGCAGCCAATGGCCGGTGGCGTCGATGCCGTTGTTGTCGCGGGATACGGATTCTGCGTCGGCCATTACTTGTTCCTCAGTTCGGCGATTGCATCAACGAGTGTTTTGCCGCCGAGCTGCGGCCATCCTTTGGCGTGGGGGCCGAGGAGCTGTTCCCATATCTGGACGATCATGTCGGCCTGGGACGGGTAAGCGGCGGGGGTGGGCGGGGTGAAGGGCACTGGTGCTCCCTTGATCGCGTTGTAGAAAGTGGTCAGATAGTTGGTGAATACTTCGGTGGGGAAGTTGTCGCCGATGTCGTTGTGAGTGTTGCCGTCCCTGACGACAGCGGTGAAGTATCGGTGGTCGACCACGCCGCTGGGGATGGCTTTGTAGTTGGGTCCCAACGACACCACTGGCGGAATGCCGTATTTGATGAGGTCGTTGGCGCACAGCCACGCCATCACCGGGATGGCGCGGCCCATGTTGTCCAGCCATTGCTGACGAGTCCAGCCTGCGAAGCTCGGGCCGAACACGGCGTTGATGGTGTAGCCGTTGGCGTTGAGGCATGACCACGACGCATCATCGGTATCAACCAAGTCGTACACGACCGGAACGGGTTCGTTGCCGACAACGTAGTGGTAGCTGACCTGGGCGCCGCGCATGAAGTCCACAAGGTTCTGCCCACCAGCCCCCTCGGAGGTGTGCAAAACCCAATAGCGGGGTTTCACACCGTTGCGTGGCTGTGCGTTCGGCCAACCGTTGATCAAGTTCTTTTCGGTGAATGCGGGTTTGACGACAGCAGGCATTTAGTTCTTTCCAATCGGCACGGTGGCATCGCCCTGGTCTGCGAGGAGTGCGGAGAAGTCGCCGAACGTCATACGGAACCGGCCGTGATCTCCCCACGACGTTCCCCACGAGTTCAGGAACGTCAAAGTTTTTGCGGTGTAGTCAATGCCGAGGGCGAGGTATTCATGACCGCCAGATACCTCGCCGGTTGGGCGGACAAAATGGGAGTGGTCTGGGGTGAACATGTCGTGATGCCATGCCGTGCCGACGATCACCGGGGACAGTTGGAGAGCGGAACAGAAGTCGGTGAAGCTGAACACATGCTTGTAGCCGGTGAGGTAGCCGAGGTTCACTCCGGCTTTGCAGGCGGCGAGCCCTGATGATCCTGTGTCTTCGGGCGGGTAGTAGCCGGGGGCGTCGTCAAGGTGGGTGGCTTTGGAGTACAGGGTGACTGCATCCATTTGGGTTAAGTATTTTTTGGGGCGGGATTTGGCGAACGCATCGGTGTTGATGCATTGCGCTAAAGCGTTGCCGGTGCAGGACCCAAGCTGTCCTTGGTCAAGGACGGGGGCGTGGTGGCCCCACAGCACTGATCGTGGTGTTGACGCTAGTGGTGCTTGGTAGAGGCGGGAACGTGGGTCGTGCTGGACGAGACGGCCAAGACCGTACATGGGTTCCTTTCAGTGCCACCAGAGTTCAACCGCGAACGCGGCTGCTAGGGCGATCACGGAGAAATAAAGCATGAGTGCTGTGAAGGTGTCGGCGATCACCATTCAGGCCACGTCTGGTCAGTGAGCTGTCGGGTTGCGCCCACAAAAAAGCCGCCCCAGAGGACGGCGACGAGTAAAGCTGCTGCGGTTATTCGGCGAGTCATTGTTTCACCACCAGGGTTCGGGGTTCAGTTGTGATTGACGATGTAGAGGGTGGGGGCACTGTGTGGGTGCGGGGTTGCGCCGCTACTGATGCAGCCCGATCTGTTGGTTCGATGGTTCGGGCGCGGGTATCGACGGCTACCGCTGTGACCCGCTCTGGGGGTGTGGGTCCGATCTGGGCTCGGGCTGTCAGTGTTGCGGTGACCGCTAGTGAGGCTTGCAATCCGGCAGACGAGCCGAATCCAGAATTGATGACGGTTACACACTGCAACGGCGCTGTTGCTTTTGCTCCCAGGCGCATTGCCGCTGTGGCTGATGCCGCTACGGTGAGGACTGTGTCAGCGGGCACTGAGTGTTGAGCGGCGGCGGTGACTGTTGCTGTGCTGACAGTGTTGGTCGTGGACGAAACACTGCGAAGCACTGCCGCTGTGGTGGTGGCAGTGGCTGTGACTGCCGTGCTGGTCGTTGACTGGCTACGGGAACCGACCGCTGTCGTGCTTGCAGTGACAGCGACTGAGCCGCCAGCGGTGGTTGCCCGAACCCCATCGCTGGTGACTGACGCGGTGGCTGTCGTTGTCGCGGTCGCGGTGGCGCCGAGCTTCCCGGAACTTGTCGGGGATGCGGTGACTGGGAGGGAACTATTTACACCCGGTGATGCAACCCCAGCCGATGATGCCGTAACTGTTAGGGATGCCGAGCCTCGGGCATCAAGGCGGGCATCCGCAGTTGGCGCGGCGGTTGCGGTGAGGTTTGCTTCACCTTGAACCAGGCCGAAGACGAACGGGAATGTGAAGGGGAACAACGGCACGACGAACCCCTATCGGTGAGGTTTAAGCAGCGAGAGGAGTGAGTGACAGGCCGCACGATGTGAGCGTGAG